TGGAGTCAGACGGTGAAAAAGATTATCGAGCAGGCAAGGGAAAACGACATTTCTGATCGACTGAAGAGGGCGGCAGAGCGTTGCAGGAATAATCTCCCCGATCCTCAGATAAGCGATTCCATCGGTGACTCTCAGTGGTTCCGGGATTATTGCAATATTTGCCTAGGAAGTCCTATTGGCAATGCTTTTTTAGGTTGCATCGTTTTGGGCTGGCAATTGCACGAGGAATTCAACAAGAGCGAAGAAATAGTTCCTAAGGTTTACAGGGCGTAGGAGGCCCTTTGTTATGAAGAAGGATTTTGTGGAAGTTACCTATACTTGTAAGTGCGGAAATAAGCAAACTGTCCGGTATTTCCCTGATGACACTCCACTTCCAGCCACTTGTTGCGTAGTTTGTCGTTCTGGATTCAATACGGATTTGTCTTACGGAGCAATGGCTTCTCGTGGAGTAGGGATGCTTCCGGGAAAGCCTGTCCATATTTAGTATGACTCCAGATGATCTACCATCTTGCGCTTGCTCGGCCCACCCTTTTGGTGAGGACAAGAAGAAGTACATGGTGGCCGTCGAGGAGACGAAAGACCATGTTGTTTTCTGTTGTCGAAGGTGCACAGAAATAACCCATGTGGCGGTAATCCAGGTCCGTACTCTGAAATACGGGAAAGAGAAGGCGGCTTACCAGGTAGCGCAGCAGAGAAAGAACATGGACCCAAAGTTGTTGGAGATGCTGATGTCCAGAAAACGTGGGGCTGTGAGATACAGAGAAATGGAGAAATCCAATGCCTGAGATGATTGTCATTCCTCATCCCGATGAGCAGAGATCATACTTTGAATTGAGAGAAGAATTCCGCCACGAAAACCAGCATAGGATTCACGACCAGTTATTTCAACACCCTTTAGGCTGGGGAGTCCTTGGCGATCCGAACTACGCCAGAGACCGCTACGCTCCGGAAGAGTGGGCAAGGGAACTTGATCTTTATTTGAGGGATTCAGTGATTCAGGACTTTGGACTTCCGGGGAGCGATTCCGAACAACTGGAGAAACTGGCCAAAGAGTCGATTCTTTTTGAATCTGCGACTTGGGAAGACGGTACGGAAGGGGTCGTAGATCACGACGCCCCTGCCTGCAAACCTATTGATTCCATGACCGAACAGGAAATCTGCGATTACGTCGCATGGGCCATCAAGGAGAGCCATGAGGTTTAATGTCACTCGCATCGTCCCCAATGGGTTTATTCATCACATGGGTTTTGCCGAGGTTCAAGACTCTCTGGCGTGGGCCTTGTCATCTCTTGGGCATGAAGTCACCACGACTTTCAACTGGCTGTCAGAGTCTAGAGAGACCAACATCGTCTTCGGGGCAGAGTTGATTGCCGACTGGCAGAAACTTCCTCGAAACACGATTGTCTACAATCTGGAACAGCCCTCCCACCCCAACATGGATAAGGTCCGCAGACTATGCCAAGGTCTTAAGGTCTGGGACTATTCGGCCAAATCCACGGAAGATTGGAAAGGACTTGGGTTCGATGCGGTGCACGTGCCGATTGGCTACACCCCGAATCTGACTCGAATCCCCAAAACGGAGAATCAGGACATTGACGTGTTATTTGTGGGGTGGCTCACCCCTCGCAGAGTGGCAATCATTGAAGAACTTAAGCGATATGGACTCCGTGTGGTATGCTCTGCTACTTGTTATGGCGGTGGCCGCGATAATCTCATCTCCCGCGCAAAAGTAGTCCTGAATGTCCACCACGACGGTAGGGACCGATTCGAGATCATCCGCTGCTCGTTCTACATGGCCAACTACAAAATGGTTGTCTCAGAGTTCAGTTCTGATGATGATGAGTATTCCGACCTTCATAATGGTCTGGCCAGAACAGATTATCGAGCGTTGGCCTCTCTTTGCCTGTCCTATTGTTCCAGTTCCCATGAAAGATACATGGTTTCGCTTCAAGCTTTTCATGCCATCACCAGTCGGCCCTTTTCTAGTTTTGTAGAGCGTGCCCTGGATGAACCTCCTCTTCCTCAAATGTCGAGGCCGATGGAGTTCAAAATAAAACAAGCAGAACGCCGCCAGTCGTTTATGAATGAGGCGAGAGAACTCTATAACCAAAAAAGGGTGGAGGATCGTTTTCATTCCGCCAAGAATTATGGCGATATGAAGGACTTCGTGCAGTGGATGAGCGACCACGCCGAAGGGAACATCCTTGAAATAGGAGTACGGGATGGAGCTTCCACTTCTGCCTTCCTGCATGGCTTGCAACAGAAAGAAGGGCATCTCTACTCCGTGGATATTGAGGCGTGTGGGCATTTGTTTTCCGGACATCCGCAGTGGACTTTTATTCAGGCTGACTCCAAAGACATTCAAGGAGTAATTAAGAAATTACCCCCAATCTTCGATTTGATCCTGATCGACGGAGACCACACCCTTTCAGGAGTTACCAACGATTGGGAATACGTCCGACTGCTGAAGCCGGGAGGGATGGTGTTGTTTCACGACATCAAACCGGAACCCAAACCTTCGGGCTGTTTAGACCCGACTTGGCCAAATGACGATGTGAAGAACTTCTACTTTGGACAGTGCGAAGCGCTCGCCGCAGAAGGTTGGACCCATGAAGAGCCTCCGGGAAGGTATGGTCTGGGAGTGTTGAGGAAGCCTGTCCTGGTGGCCAAATGATTAAAGTTCTGGAGGCTGATCGCATTGTCGGGTTGACCCACGTCACTCAGTTGGCATGGCTAGGAGAGAAGGCTTCCAAGGCCCAGATGGTTCTGGAAGTGGGTTCTTATCGAGGACGGTCTACCAAGGTTTTATGTGACAACTGTCCCGGTACGGTGACTGCTGTGGATACATGGAGAGGTTCTCCGGGTTTGGAAGATGAACTAGGATTTTTGATGGAGATTTCTGGTGACCCGGACTGGCTTTACCATGAATTCCTGCACAACATGCAGGGAACTCCAAATCTGGAAATCATTCGAGGCTCCAGTGGGTATGCCGCTGGTCTAATGACTCGATCCGGAAGAAAGTTCGACATGATTTTTCTGGACGGCCTGCATGACTACCAGAGTGTACGGGATGACATTTCTGCGTGGTGGCCTCTAGTGTCAGATTCGGGAATGATGTGTGGCCATGATTTCGACTTTCCAGATGTAGCCAAGGCCATAAGAAGCTGCTTCCCGGAGTTCCCTGAAGGAAATCATGGAAGTATCTGGGCAGTGTATAAGGGAAAGAAGCCATGAAAATCCTTTTCTTGTCTACTGGAGGTCCTACACAGGACTATTTGAGGGATTGCGTCTTTCATGGTCTACGGTCTCTTCTCGGTTCTGACGTGGTGGATGCTGGAAAACTCGATTCCATGTATGTCGGGGCGGATCGGACCAGGATGTATGGCAGGGGCTTTACGCTCTACGCCATGCTGCCGGATATTGAGGTAGACCGCACCGACATTCCCAAGAAGATTTCCAAGAAGTATTTTGACATTGTGATCTACGGAAGCATTCACCGCTGTCAGGATTATCTGGCAGAAGTGGCCTCTATGTACCAGGCTCCTCAGTGTGTGTTTTTGGACGGAGAAGACCACCCCGGTTATCTGTCAGGTTTGGGAGGTCTTACCTTCAAGCGGGAGCTTTACAATCCTCAACCTGGATGTCTTCCGATTCAGTTCGGCATTCCGAAAGAGAAGATTCTGCCTAGCCCCTTGGATAAAGAAGAAATTCTCGCTCCATGTGATCCCATCAACAAAAAGACCTACATCTACAGCACGGAAGAGGAATACTACTTTCAATACGCCAAAAGTTATTTCGGGGCGACCATGAAGAAAGCTGGTTGGGATTGCCTCCGGCATTACGAGATTCTTTCACAGTGGTGCCTGCCATATTTTCGCTGCTTTGAACAACTTCCTCCTACGATTGCCCAATTCCTTCCTAGAAAAGAACTCAGGTTGGCGCAACTGGCTTTTGAATACTATCGAGGCAGGGAATGGGAGGTCGATACCCTCATTTCACTTTGGCGCGACTTGATACATCCGTGCATGAAGATAATGCATGAACATTTGACCACTGAAGCGGTAGCTCGCTACGTTTTGGACAAGATTGGAGTTCGGGAGACGGCGTGCACATAACCATAGACCCTGAGCGGTTCAAGAAACTGAAAGTCTGGATTCTCGTTCCAGCGGCGGGAGACAAAATTCATGCCACGTTCTCTGCCTGCCTGATTAAACTCTTGGGGACTCTTCGGCAGAATGGAGTCTGGTACGAACTTCGATACCTTCCGGGAGACTCTTTAGTAACTCGCGCACGCAATAATCTGGCCGATATTTTCATGACAGATTCCACTGATCCTGACGACTATTCTCTTTGGTTGGACTGTGATGTCCTGTTCAATCCTGAAAACGTCATTCAAATGCTAGCCTTGAACATGGACTTTCTGGCCGCTCCCTACACCAGGAAAGGGTTGCACGGGGACCGCATCGCTGAGGCTGCCCGACTGAACTGGACGAATGAGCGAATGTTTGCAGTGGCAGGGTCGCCAAACGTCAACTGGATTGCAAACCCGGTGAAGATTGACGAGCCATTCCCTGTATTAGAGGCAGGATCGGGATTTTGGCTGGTAAAGCGAAAGGTCTTTGAACAGCTTCGTGATTCCGGGGCCGCTCCTCGTTACAAGAGAACTCCAGATGAAACGTCTCACTATGGCCGAGAATATGCCCACGATTACTTTCGAGTAGGGGTATGGCCGGAGACGGAAGAGTATTTGAGTGAAGATTGGTGGTTCTGCCGGGAGTGGAGAAATCTCGGCGGAACGTTATTCTGTTGTTTCTGGATCAAGACAACGCACGTCGGGCAGTATATGTTTCCAATGGATATGCCTGCCATCGCCGACTTGTTGTCGGCAACGGGCGGATACATCAACGGACCAACAAGAGAGGACAAAAATGCCACGGCACATCTACGGACAGCCGGAAGTAACGGAAACGATCACGGAAACAGTGACGGAGACGGTGGAGATCAAAGAGAAGCCGCTGAAGCAGCAGTCTAGGGCAATTCAGGCACGCTGGGCGGCAGAAGAAGCCAACGAAGAACAACTGCGTCATTTCTTCCTGACTACTCCTCTCGAAAAGTCTCTGGCTGTTCTCAACAAGATGCGTCTGAATTGCCAGACGGCAGGGCAGATCATCAACCAGAGAATCAATGAGCCGGAGATACAGAAGTGCAAGACCTGCGGACTGACTTACGAGAAGTTGAAGCAGAAAGGCAAACCGGACTGGTTTCTGAATCGCCCCTACTACGACAAGGACGACCGCAACGTCATTCATGTAGACCATTTCTGTTCCCCGGCGTGCGTCTCGATGGAAAACAACAAGACGCAGGGAGTAAAAGGGATTCCCGACAGGGGCATGCTTCCCTCGGACAACCCTAAAAATCATCCTCGGCAAGTGATTGAGTAGTGCTGAATCTCGACAATTTCGAGAAGTTCTGCCAACGCCTGCAAATCAAACATCGGGACACTGGAAATATGGTCCCGTTCATCTTCAATCCTTCTCAGCAGAAGATTATGCGGAAGGTGAGGTCATGGCAGGCTAAGAACAGACATCTGTGGCTGATATTTCTCAAGGCTCGACGCCTCGGGATTTCACGATGGTCAGCAGCGCTGGCGAATGCTCACTGTCTGCAAAAGGTAAACGCTCACGCCAAAGTGGTGGCCCAACTCACGGATACAGGAAAGGAAATGTATGACCAGTGCGGAGAGTTCGCAGACCAGTTACCGATGCGATTGCCGCTCAGAACTCAGAGAGAAATGTATTTCCCGCATAGTGGCGGGGTCTCTAAGTTATCAAGAGCAACCGCAAAGACAGTCATCGGTGGACGCGGCCTTACGCACTCATTTCTCCACCTTACGGAGGCGGCATTCTACCCCGGCGAGGACTCATTCATTTCTCTGCTTAATACGGTATCTGCTGCGGACCCTGACAATGTGGTGGTTATCGAGACAACTGCCAACGGCATAGAAGGTCCGGGGGAAACATACTACAACTACTGGAAATCCGCAGAAGCGGAGCAGAACGAATTCCTAGCTATTTTCCTTCCCTGGTGGGAAGACCCAACCTCAAAACTGCCGGATTCCTACGCTCCGGATGCTCCTGCCGATGATTACGAAAAATGGCTGATGCGGGAATTCAAATGTACCAAGGGCCAGATTGCATGGTTCCGCTCGACACTGGAAACAAAATGCGGCGGTTCAATCTACAAGTGGAAGCAGGAATACCCCGCCAGTCCTGACGAGGCTTTTATCTCGTCCGGAGACCCGATTTTTGAGACAGAAGAACTGGAATACATGCGGAACTCCTGTGTCGATCCCATCGCTAAGGGAGATATTCTTGGGACGCAGAATGACATGTTCTTCTCCGAGAAACGGGATGGCCCTTTGTATCTGTGGGAAAAACCTCAACATCTTTGCCACTACTTCATTGGAGTAGACGCGGCCAAGGGTGTGGAGGAAGGCGATTTCGCTACAGCAGTGTGTTGGAATGCGGAGACAGGAGAACAGGCGTTTACCTATGCTGCCAAGATCGGGCCAGAAGCCTTGAGCGAGAAAGTTAATTACCTTGGCAAGTGGTACAACCGGGCAATGGTGAACGTGGAACTCACTGGAGGATGGGGGTATCAGGTGATGAAAGACCTGAGAGACAAATACCACTACCCTAATCAGTACCTCTGGAGAAGCCGAGATGACAAACCGGATACCAAACCCAGACAGGCATTCGGATGGGAAACCACGGATCGCTCCCGACAGATGCTTTTCATCGTATTCCGCAAGTCTGTAAGAGCTTCTTTGCCAAAGGATTACGGAGATGGGAAGATCGTTCAAAACAAAGAGATTGTTGTGAAAGACATAAGGCTCTATTCACAGGCGTCCAAAGCCCAATCGGACATTGGATTTCGCTGGCGAGTCTTGAAGGGCCATGACGATATTCTGATGGGAGGGTGGTTGGGCTGGATCGCTAATGTACAGCATCACATTCCTCACCCTGATCTGAGAACTGTAGGTTCGACCATGCAGCAGAGGGAGACAAGACTGCCAATGTCGGTGCAGGATTCTCCAGAAACGACGGCAGAGGGTATTATTGGCATGAGCAGCAAGACCCACTTGAACCGAGTCTTGAATTACGGAAGAAATCAGGCCGAGCGCGACCGAATGAGGGGAATCTGATGCCGAGGAACCCGTTTGCTTTTCTGGATACAGAATCTAAGGACAGACTACTTTTGCTTTTGCTTCAGGTTTTGGTCAAAAGAGAACCTTCGGGGCAGGTGGAAATCGACTTGACCGAGATCACTTCCTTGAGCGAAGGCGACTCCCTTCTAAAGTACCCTAGTGACAAAGGGGACAAACTCGTGCTACGCTTCGCCAAGAAAGGCGCGGAGGCATTTTTCCTGCCAGACGGTGAAACATCGAGACCGGAAAAATCTCGCTCGACGGTTCGACCTGCGATGCCTCGAACTCCAATGGAAGGGGAACCATCGTATCCACGCCATGCGATCCACGACGACGTGGACCTGGCTCTAAGGGAAGAGGAAATGGCGGCGACCGCACAGGCCTCGCAGAAAGAAAGGCTCAAGAGGGCGAGAGCGGAAGCGGGATTGTATCCGTGGCAGAACCGCACCCAGTAGTTACGGGAGATTTGACCAAAGATCGGCTGGAAGGGCTGAAAGTATTTGAACGGATTTCCAAGCACTTCGCCACAGGGTTTGATGACAGTGAACCGCAAGCCTATGGCGATCTTCTTCGTGATTTGATGGACAATTCCTCTCTGTTGGTTTCTGGCGGATTGATGTCTGCCAAAGAAATTCTCGACAAAATTGAAGACCTTCAGCAGCACATTAAGAAGGGCGGAACTTCGGGAAGAACAGTCGTAGATGTGTTCAATGAGTGGCTGAACGTTCGGGAGAATTGACCATGAAGAATCCTCAAAAATACTCGTTTCACCGCAAGGCGTCTCGCGCTCCCGGAAAAAGTGGGAAAGGCCACGTAGTTAACAGAAAACGTCACCGGAGACGCTACTAATGCCTACTCCAATCCCCTCCTCTGCTTATGGTTCTGCCGATGAAGAAACCAACCGCGTCTTTAGAAAGCGGGAAGGAACTCTACCGGGAACAAGAATTGGAATACCGGGAAGATCGGATTCATCTCAGGACAAGAATGGAAAGTGGGAGCCTTTAAGGAAGACTCGTGGCTAATCTGGCCGTAATGACAAGTCGAAAGACGGCAGATTATTATTCTCCTGTTTCCCGCCATATTGACGAGTGGCAAAGAATCTCTAAAGACCATAGAGACAGGTACTTAGGGAAAACTTGGTTTGATGAAGTAGAAACCTTTTACCAGCTCACGGACGGCGGTGACCCTCTCCCTTCCTTTCGTCCACTGATTCGTGTGCCTCAGTTGCAGGTCTTGATGATGCATGAGGCGAATGACCTATCTGAAACGGCCCCTCGTCCATACATCATCAATTCCAAAGAAGGAAAACGCGAAGAGGATCGGGAAAAATCCCTTCAGTGCTCTTGGCGATACGCCAAAATCAATTACCACTCCATGTTCGCTACGCTCATGTCCCTGTTTGCTGGGATGTGTCCCATGCAGATTGGCTTTGACCCTGACGCGAGACAGGGGAGGGGGGCGATGTGGGCGAAGATGCGCGATCCTAGAACCTTCGATTGCGATCCGGCCACAGACTACACATGGAATCCTAGCTACGAAATTCTGGAAGATCGGATGCACCTTGAGGAAGTCAGGGCAAGATGGCCGCTAACTTCTTCTCAAGTAAAACCCAGAGTTCAGGGACGAAGCGCCGGGAACATGATCGGAGATGCTGGGTATGGAGTGCAGATGCCTCCCGGACCAATGTCTATGGTTCCCGGACTTCCGTCGAATCGTGCCGTTCCGGACGACAACCGAGTTCGTGTCAGATGGTGCTATTGCCTTGATTACACAAGGGAAAAGATTGAAGACAAGACTCTGCCTTCCGGTGCCATCGTACCTGCTGACTTTGCATGGAAGTATCCGAACGGAAGGTTGATTGTCGAGTGCGAAGGGTACGTCTTGCAGGATGGAGACAACCCTTATCCCCTGAAGATGTTTCCGGTGGTTCCGTTCTGGAGTACGTTGCCCCTGTATAGCATTTGGACCGTCCCAGCGATTCGTTACTCCAAAGAGATTCAGGCCGTCTCTGAAAGACTTTATACAGGCATGTTCGAGAATGCCGTCCGTCTGAACAACGGCGTGTGGTTCATCGACGAGCGGACAGGGATTGATCCTGAATCCTTCGGGGGGATGCCGGGAGAAGTGCAAGTCATCAACGCCAACTCCCCGGTCCCTGAGATGAGATTCCCGCAGCAGATGCCGCAGCACATGGTGCAACTTCCCAACATTCTGCTCGATATGCAGAAGGCTTTACAGGGGTTCACGGATGCCCGATCTGGGAAACCGGGAGCCGGGAATATCTCTCCAGAACTCTTCGATGAAAGCGTGATTCGTTCTCAAGGAGTAACGCAGCTTCGTGGGCGGTTGAATGCCATCAGTTATCAGAAAATCGGGGAATTGATGTTTTACACGATGGCCCGGTACTACAAAGACCAGTCCATGCACATGAAGACTGCCAAAGGGTACGAGATCGTCAAGTGGAAAGAGACTAACCGACCCGATCAATACGACTTTGAACTGGATGAAGCGTCGATTCTTCCCTTCAGTCAGACGATGTTGAGAAAACTGGCTCCTGAACTCCGAAAAGCTGGGTTGTTGGATGTCCATTCGACTCTGGATACGTTGAACTGGCCGAACGCAGAAGAAGTGGCCACCCACATTGAGCAGGAGCAGGCTTTGGCGGCTCTGGCCAAGACCAAGGGAGGGAAGAAATAATGCCCTGTGATGATTGGCGTGGACACTGGCTCTCCCTGAACGACCTCTCGGTCCTGATGGGGAAGAAATATGAACGAGTCCGGCAGATGCAAAAGACCGGGGAATTGAATTCTCCCGGCATGAAATTTATCTGGATTTCCGGTAGAACTTGGGTGCGGATAGATCAGGAAGTCTACGAATCTCTCTCCCGCTAGGCGTATTTTCAGTAGTGGGTCAGTTTGAGATTTCTGCTATGGCCAAGCGACCGAACGTTTGAAATCGGAGTGGATTACAAGTTCTGGAGCGACCTTCGTCAACGGGTATATTCCAGTTGCCGAAAAATCGTAGTTGATGTGCTTGAGAAACATCACCCCGGAGAACGCTCCGCCGTTTTCAAACTGACCCACTACCGTATTTTCCAACCGTGGTTATTTACACAGCCTTATTGAAACGCGCACTCTTAGCGCGTGCAGGGATTGGAAATACTCGAACTCGACACAATGGGTTCTGATTATGTGAAGGCCCGTGTCGCCCTGAATGGACGATTGGCTGTCCCTTTCGAGATTCCTAAATCCACCTACATTGAAGACTTTAAGCGCCGTGAGGATTTTGAAGCATTTCTGGCGCGACAGGCGCAGACGCTACTGGATGCTTACGGCGATGCGCGTGAAGGCAGAACTGAGTTTGTTGCGTGACCGCGCAGTGATGCTCTTCTCTCCTGCGGCGGAATCTTTGAGAGGAGGTGCTGAATATTATGGCACGTCGGAAACGTCACTCGAAGCGCAAGTAGTTCGCACGGCGGATAAACCGCCGAAAAACCAAACGGGGTGAGTCCCAAACAGGTTCACCCCATCTCTCAAATTGTTGGAGGTATCTGAATGCCGGAAAGCATGGGCAAGTCGTTCGATGATTCGATGCTGAAAAGCCCCCTCACAGTGGGCCGTCCCAAGGCTGAACCTGGTCCGGAAGTTCATAACAACCCTGTTGCCATGCCGGATGATCCATTGAAGTTCGTTCCGGGCAATGCTCGGAAGGCTGGCAGGAAGTCAGGTCTGTGATGCACAAACACCACGATGGGAAGTCGCTAAAACCAACTTCCAAGTTCAAATTCAAGCATGCGCGGATTCCCATGAAAGGTCCGCGTAGAACCAAGAAAATGCACGGTCGTAAGGGTGGAGTCCGCGCCTAATGGCATCGTCTCCTGTTGACGTTCGCTCTATGCTCGCTCGCCAGATGGTTGAACGCATGGCGAAGCAGGGAGGGCCTCAACAGGGTGGAACTGGACCGGAAGCGGCAGGACAGCAACTTTCCTCGCAGTTGGCGGAGTTGAAAGGTGCCGACCCTCAAATGATGACCAAGGCAGTGGAGCAGATGCGGTCTATGGGGATCGCGCTCTACGCCAAAAGTGCATTTCAAATACCTGGAGCGGCTCGTCACATTGCCAAGGCCAACGAAGCTCTGGGGGCCGCATTGAAAGAATTGCAGCAGGCGGGAGCCACGGCCAATACCGTCAGTTCCCCGATTGTCAACAACGCCGGGATGAGTCCGGTGCAGAATCCGGGCGGTGGAGAGCCTTCCGGTGGAGAAGGGATGGTAGCGTAGGATGCCGAAATCTTGGAAAGAAGTTCTCACCGACAAAAATACCTATCCCGACGATTTTGTTGTGGCCCTGAAAGATGGGCAAACTCTGTCTTTAGGGGATATGCGCTCCTACGACAAGGAGCATGAAGGCGAGTTGATGCAAAGACTCACCGCCAAAGAGCAGGAAATCGCCAAGCGTGAGAAGAACGTCAATGACGCTTCGGTTCAATTGGCGACAGTGATAGAAAAGACTGCGGCCTCGGCTGGAATCTCTGTTGAGGACTTTCTACAAGGGAAAGCTCCCACCAAGCGGCAAGTAGCCGATGCCAACGATCTGGACGAGAGCGATCCTTTGGTAGGGAAGCTCGTCAAGCAGATGAAGACCATGCAGGCCACGATTGATGCACAGGCCAACGAGATCAAGAGCGTTAAAACCAGCGCCCTCGGTCCCATGTTGAATACCTACCTTGAGGATTACTACGAGACGAGATTCGAGAAGTTGTCCACTGACCTTCCGAAGGGTTCCAAAGTGGAATTGAAAGACGCTTTGGAATATGCCCAGAAGAACGGCTACAAGGATCAAAAGGGTCGTCTCGATCTCGGCAAGGCCATCAAGGATTTGACTTACGATGCTCGCGTGCAGGAAGCGGCAGAAAAGAAAGCTGCCGAGTTGAGCAAGAAGCATGACGATGAGCGGGTTCTGGCCTCCGCTCCTCGTCCGTCGAGTCTGGGAACCAAAATCAAGACCGACAAGAGTTTGCTGAACGAGAAGGGCCAGACCAAAAATTTTGACGAAGTTTTGAATGATGCCCTGACGGACACCGACTTGTGGAAGGGCGTAACAGTTCAGTAGGTAAAAGGAGCCTAGTATGGCGAATAGCGTAGTGGGGCTGGGACTCGCAACTCCTCCAGTCCAACTCTCGAACACGGTTAATGCGATCAGCCAAAAGTACATTGTCCCCGTGCTTGGTGACAACGTATTCAAGCCCTCCCCCGTGTTCTGGGCGTTGACGCGGGATGGAAAGAAGTTTGGCGCGGGTGAACTGGTCTTCCCGGAAATCAATCAGGAAGAACTCCCCGGTGGCGCGTACTACGGCGATCAATTGCTGGATACCTCCGTGGTTGACTCCGTTCAGCCTGCCAACCAGCAGTGGAAGCCGTACCGCCAGCCCATCGTCATTCCCATTACGGACGTGATACTGAATCGAGGCGGTGCGGGAAACCTGGACATCATCAAACTGAAATACCAGACCGCCTCGGCGTCCTTCCTGCAAAAGTTGAGCCGTGCCCTGTGGCACACTTCCCCCCAGAACACCTCATTGGATGTGGATGATCTCGACTCCTGGTTTGGTCAGACCACCAACACCATCGCCGGGATCAACCGCAGCACGACTGGAAACTCATTCTGGCAGCCAGCCAGCAACCAGAACAACACTTCCGGAGTTCTGACTCCGACCAACGCGGAAACCGCATATCAGGCCGTTACTTTCGGCTACGATGAGCCGGACTTGATGGTGATTGTGCAGAACCGCTATGCAGGGTTCAAGGGAAACTTCACGACTCTGGTCCGATTTGGGCAGGGAATGCAGGATGAGGAAGCCTTGCAGGTTGGTTTCCGCAATCACTTCCTGTTCAACAATGCCATCGTGGTTCCGGACGTGTTCTGCCTCTCGAACTCGGCCTACTTCATCAACTCGAAGTACAGCTTCCCGGTGTTCCACGAAGCGGATTACTTCAACGTCGATCCGTTCATCAAGCCGAGCAACCAGAGAGTGCTTGTGTCAACCATGTATTTGACTTGGAATTTCTCCTGCATTTCACCACGCATGCAGAACAAGATCATCAATATCACGGCGTAAGGGAGAACAAAATGGCGATCATCAACACGATCAAAAAATGGTATGCGGGTTCTGGTTCTCCTAC